GCTCTAGACTTCTCTCCTTACCTGAAGGGTCTTACTGTCTACAGAGCAGGGTCAAAGGGTAACGAACCGCTACAAGCTATTCCACTAACGGAGGAAAACATTGGAAAATACATGTCAAAGCCAGAACCCGTCGAAGCCTCAGTGCAGTCACCCGATGTCTGCTCCCTCGCAGGAGGAGACTGCACAGCCTGAGTTGGAGCCCCTTCCGAGGGACGACGACCCATACTGGGAAGACTGATGGCAATATTTGAATGGATATGCCAGGACTGCAATATCTACTGGGAGAGAGATCTCCCGGTAGGTAAAGCTCCTGATAGGACTAGGTGTCCGAAATGCAATAAGCTTTCGGAAAGATACTACGCTAATCAGAACCTTCAGCATAGCTGGGGTGAAGATAGAGATTTTCATACCGTAAGGCAAAGGTTTAAAAAACATGCGGAGAAGGGATGGGACAAAACTTCTGCTGACCGCTGGTTGACTGGAAGTATTCAGACAAGTAAAGACGCTATGAATAATGAAGACTTTCGTTATAAACCTGCTGTGTTTGATTTCGATGCTTTAGCCAGGGACGGACATGTAAAAAAGCTTTCTGACAAAGAGACCTCAGAAAAGGTGGAAAGAGCAAAAAATCTTACTCAGGAAGCCTATGATACAGCTAACGAAAAAGGCTTCAAAGATATTGGAAGCACTAAACTAGACATCACAAAACCACAGAAGCAACAATAGTAAAAATGGCTTACGATTTCTCTGACAACATTCAGCGTGGAATCCTCTACTTTCTCAAGTCTAACAAGGACTTCTACCTGCAAATCGTCAACCTCGTAAAGCCGGAACACTTTGAGTATCCGTCTCATGCGCGGATCTTTACAACTGTTCGTAACTACTATGAAAAGTATGGCAAGCTGCCTACGGATGAGTTTATCCTTCAGGATGTGAAGGACAAGCTTGGTTCCAGGGAAAGCGTGTCAGACTATGACGACGAGCTTACCTACATCAATGGCCTTGATGAGGCTACGATTAGTAACTCGGAGTACATGCTGGACATCGTGGAGACCTTCGCCAAGAAGGAGGCCATGAAGTCTGCTATTGCGGAAAGCATCTCGTTGGTCAAAGAAGACCGGATGGAAGAGGTTGAGGCTCTGGTAAAGGAGGCCCTCCTCGTCCATCGAGATGTGGACACAGGCCAGGACTACTTCACGGACATCCATATGCGGTGGGACCGTACCTTCAACGAGGAGAAGAAGGAGAAGTACAAGACGGTGCTGCCTTCCATCGACAGGTCCTTGGAGGGGGGTCTAGGCAAGAAGGAGCTTGCTATGGTCGTTGCCCCTCCTGGTGTGGGCAAGTCGCTTTACCTAGTCAACCAGGGCGTACAGGCGATGATGGAGGGACAGAAGGTTCTATACGTCTCCTTGGAGATGAGCGAGGACAAGATCGCGCAGCGATTCGACTCGGTGACTACGCTTGTCCCGCAGTTCAAGCTAAAGGATCCTTCCTCTCAGCTTACGGTCAAGGAGAGGCTCAACATGTTCAAGGAGCGGTTCCCAGGCAGCGACCTAGTAATTAAGGAGTTTCCTACGGGTCAGGCGTCTTCAAACACCGTCCGCAACCTTCTGGTTCAGCTACAAAACTACGACGACTTCTGCCCCGATCTTGTAATTATTGATTACCTTGAGCTTATGCGCCCAGTGCGTGAGATTGAGAAGGAGTACCTCGCGCAGCAACGTATCGCTGAAGAGGTTCGTGGTGTGGCTATGGAGTTCAACATTCTTGTTTGGACTGCAACGCAGACTAACAGGCAGGGGCGTATGGTTCAGGTGATCACTGACGCAGAGCTAGGCGATAGCTACGGAAAGATTCGTACCTGCGACTTCGCTATGTCCTTGAACCAGTCAGAAGAGGAGTTTGACAATGGGGTTATGCGTGCCTATGTAATCAAGTCCCGTAACGGAAGGCCGAGGTTCTCTGTGCATATGGGTGTTGATTATGGTACACTTAGAATGACTGAGATTGATGGAGGTTTCGATGCCGACTAAGCAGCACAACATTTTAGATAGACTGGTTGAGGAAGGTATAACAGAAGTTTTGGTGGGATATCGTTCCTACACACTAAATATCAAGAGAGGGTTGAGAGAAGCTAGTGAGAAGTGTTACGGTTCCGCAGACTTCGATAAAGGAGTTATTTCTTTAGAGAAAGACATGGACCATGAGACTGCTAGAGAAACACTAGTGCATGAGCTTACTCATATCGTTCTTGAACTTTGTGGATTAGGGGGCCATGAAGAAACCGGGGTAGTCCCTACTCATACTAATGAGGAGATGACAACCCTAATTTCTAGAGGTTGGCTAATGCTAATAAACCTTAACCAAAAACTATTTGAGATTATAAATGAAGAGAATAAAACCATATGATATTTATAGAAAGCCTTCACCTGTGCTCAGAAAAATATCAATTAGGAGGCAAGGGACTTGGGTATTTGCTTCCATTCCTGCGGACAAGTTTGTCCGAGAAACCAGAAGTGCTAGACTCTATCTAATTAATGAACCCTTTGGCTTGGTTAGGTACGACAGGACTAACCCCAAAAAAACTTCTTTTAGAGGTTTACCTGGAGACTATATCTCTAGAGACTCGCAGGGAAACTTAACTCTTGTTACGGCAGAGGAATACAGAAGAAAATTTCCTATACCTGATGAGACGGTAAGATATGCTCCTCTAACTTCAGAAGATTATTCTAAGAAACCTGTTGAACAAACTCCTCCCCCAAGCTCTAATAGAAGTACAAGTAATTCGACTTCTACTGGAGTACCTACAAATGCAAGACCAACAAATACAAGACCTTCTTACTAACTTCAACTGGGACAACTACAAGGAGATTTCTGAGGCAATCTCAAAAGTTAACCAAAACCAAATTGAAACGGAAATGTCACATCAAGCTTCCATGTATTCGTACTATCATGGACTGATGGCATCTGCAAAGCATGAGTACAATGATTTGAACACAGATGTAAACGCCCTCACCGCCAAGTTGCGGGCAGGGCATAAGAATGCATCATCCGTTAAGCTTACAGCGAAAGACCTAGACGATCTGGTCATGAGCGATGAAGCTTACATTACAGCGAGCAAGGATCTGAACGAAGCTTCGTTCAGGTACGAGGTTCTCAAGGGTTTGTGTCGGGCTCTTGAGCACAAGAAAGACATGATTGTACAAATGTCAAGCAACCGACGCGCAGAAACTAAACTTTATAACTGAGGAAACTACAATGGCTATTGATCTAGAAGCACTACGGCGTAAACACGAACAACTTAACGGTGGAGGCACTACCTCCAACAACTCGGACTTCCTGAACAAGTTCTACCAAATCCCTGAGGGCAGCAACGCTGTCCGTATCCTTCCTGGCAAGGATGATGACCATGAGTTCTATGCGGAGACTAAGATTCACCGCGTGACGGGTCCTGACGGGAACACCAAGAACTACCACTGCCGTAAGGTGCATGGTGAGGCTTGCCCTCTGTGCGACCTGTACTACGGTCTGTGGAAGACGGGTAAGAAGGAAGACGAGGATCTTGCGCGGCAGATTAAGCCTCGCGCTCGTTACTACATGAACATTCTTGACCGCAACTCTGGGGATGTCAAGATCCTCTCTGTTGGTGTCATTCTGTTCAAGAAGATCATTGCGGCCATGCTGGACGAAGACTTCGGTGATATCACTGACCTAGACAACGGCCACGACTTCAAGATCATCAAGGAGATGGAAGGACAGTGGCCTAAGTACGATCAGTCGGCCCCTCGCCCCAAGTCTTCTCCTGCTGGTTCTAAAGCTGAGGTTGCCTCTGCTATGGACAGCCTTCATGACATCCACTCCCTCGTTAAGCTAGAGGATTACGAGGAGTACAAGAAAGTGGTGGCGGCTCTTACTGGGCTTCCCGAACTTAGTAACCCCAACGGTCCCGATGAAGATGTTTCGGACGGGGATTATCTCTCTAAACTTCAAAGCTGATTATGAAAAACATTATTCTATCCCTTGCAGCGGCTCTCGTCATCATGACGGGATTCACCTCCTGCAAACTCCTGAGTGACCTCTTCGGTGAGGACACTGTTGTAACCACTCCATCCCAACTCGTAGAGGGCGCTGAGATGGAGCCAGTCCCGCTTGAGACTCTACCCGCCAGCGTGGTAGGTGAGCTTCCTGAGGGCACCCAGCTTGTCCTGGCTGATCGTGACGACCTGATTGAGGAGGGCGCGTATGTTCCCTTCTCTCCTGGTGAGGGCGATGTTCCAGGGATTCTTGATGCACTGATCGGTCTTGGTGCTACCTTCATTCCTGGCCTTGCTGCCTGGGAGGGTGTCCTGACTCTAATCAGCCGCAGAAAGCGCAAGAACTATGCCAAGGCTATCAAGGCTATGGTTCCGACTGACAGCAATGTCGATATCGCTGGCACCATTCACGGTGTAGCTGCTGCTATCGGAGTTGCACATACTTCTGAGGCAAGTGAACTTGCTGCTGAAGAGGAAGAAGAACTAGTCTAATATTTGTCTTTTGAATTTAATATATTGGTATTAGACTATAATAGGAAGGCACTGACGGGGTGCCTTCCTTTTTTATTATGACTGAAGAAAAGCTAAAAATACTGTGTGTTCCCGCTAACGAAGGCGGATGTTCCTACTATAGAATTATTGCTCCTATGCGTAAGCTGGAAGAGCTTTATGGGGACAAGGTAGAAGTTCGCTGGGATAAGAACCCGCTTGGCATAGACGAGAAGACAGGCCAGTGGCAGGAGGGTTGGGAGTTTGAAAACTTTAAATGGGCAGACATTGTGTTCACTCAGAATTTGTCTAACTTCGGTGGGCCGTACACGGCACGAATTGTAGGAAAGGCGAAAGAGTTCGGTTGCTTCGTTCACTATGACACAGATGATCTTCTGACCAATATTTACGAAGGCCACAGGCTTTATGATGTCTACAAAGAAAAGGGCCTAGAAGAAATTGCAGCGTTTATTTACGGTCATGCTGATTTAGTTACTGTTACACAGAGGAAGTTTGCTGAGAGGGTTAAGCCTTTTATTGGTAAAGGAAACGCATTAGCCATAGTTAAAAATACTATTGACTACAATCTTCCTTGCTGGAACATGCCCAAGACGAAAGTTAAGAAGAAGAACTATATTCGCTTCGGCTGGGTAGGAGGCATTCATCACGAACAGGACCTCAAGTATTTCTCTGGCGTACCGCACCTTGTAAACCAGCGTGTGGGCCGGGAGAACTGTCAGTGGGATTTCTATGGGCACCCACCTCCGGGCAACACAGACTGGCAGACAGACGTTTGGAAAAAGTACAAGTCTATCATCCTTAGAGGATTCAAAGGAGGCAAGAACTGGAACGTCCACTATGCCCTACAGCCTGACAGGTATGGGCAGTTTTACACCAACATGGATGTTGCTCTGGCTCCTCTTGAGATGAACAACTTCAACGATAGCAAGTCTGAGATTAAGGTAGCTGAGTGTGGCCGTTATAAAATTCCTCTGGTGGCAAGCAACGTGGGCTGCTACGACGAGTGGATTAAAGACGGTGAAACTGGATTCTTGATTGATCCAAAGAAAGGTATTTCCGAGTGGGTTAGAATCCTAACCTTGTGTGCAAAAAAGCCTGACATGGTGCAGCGAATGGGAGAGAACCTACATCAGCTTACAGAAGAAAACTTTGACATGAACAAACGCGCTGGAGACAGGATTGATCTGTACAAGGAGACTATGAATCATGAAAGTAAAGATTGTTAGCGCGTGGTCAAACCCTGGAGGTAGCACGATACACCACATAGGGCTTACTAACCTACTAAACGATAATGGTTACGACTGCACTTTTTATGGACCCCACGAATGGCATATGAAAAAGTGCAAATCTGATCATATAGCTAACTGTAGAATCGAGGAGGACGATACGCTAATTTCTCACTTCTGTAAAATTCCTCAGGTAAAGGCAAAGAAGCACATTTTGAGTTGTCACGAAACTAACCTATTTCCCTTACAAGAGTGCGAAACTTCGGAGTATGATCTAATTCAATATGTAAGTAATTATCAAAAGGATTGGCATGGGGTAGATACACCTAACACCATTATTCCTCCTCGCGTAGAAAAAATTTCTTGGACGAGCCCGAAGAACAATGTTGCTGGAGTTATCGGTAGCATTGACGAGCATAAGCAAACACATAAGGCGATAGAAATGGCTCTCGCTGATGGGTTTGAGAAGGTTCTTCTTTTCGGACAAATAACTGACCTGCCTTACTTTTCGGATTTCGTTCAGCCGTTAGTAGGTAAGGTTGAGGTTCGTAATCACCAAGATGATAAGGAGGCCATGTACGGCTCTGTAGAGGCTGTTTACCACGCATCGAAGCGAGAGACGTATGGACTTGTGGAAGCGGAGTGTAAGCTCTCTGGAGTGCCTTACAAAGGGAAAGAAAACAACCCCGAGATTTTGTCAGACGAAGAGATTTTAGAAAGATGGGAAACAATACTAAAGTAAGTGTAATTATACCTACCATGTGGAGGCCAGAGTGCTTCCCAAAAGTTCTAGAGATGGTATTTTCTCAGGAGGTAGTGGATGAGGTTATTATTATCTCAAACGCGGAACCAACTTTTGAGGTAACTGATGCTAAAGCTACTATTCTACAGCAGGATAAAAATATCGGCGTTAATCCCGCTTGGAACTTAGGTGTAGAGAAAGCCAAGAACGAAACGGTAGTTATTTTAAATGATGATTTCTTGATGGAAGGCAGATTTTTTGAGGAAGCATTGAGAGTCAAGGATTCAAACGCTATAGTATCTATAAATTTTAATACAGAAAGTAAAGAAGTGGAGAGAACCACTCATAGGCATGACGGGTTTGGTTGTTGTTTCATGATTGATAAAAAAGATTATGTTACCATCCCCAGCGACTTACTTGTTTATTTCGGTGATGATTGGCTGTTTATGAATTGCATTTTGCGGGGTAAGACAGTGGCTCTCCTACCCCAAATAGCAAATAACGGAATACTGTCAGAAACATCACGAAGCTTTACTTCAGGTGTTCTTGTGGAGTTCAGCAAATACTCTAAATACTTGGATAATCTGTATAAGCATGAATATAAATTCAGCATAGTTATTCCGTACCACCATTCTGTATCTTCCGAAAAAGAAGTTAATGATCTATTAGACTTACTTCGTCGTCAGACGTTCTCAAACTACGAGATACTACTCATACATGACGGACCTAATCCAGACCAGGAGAAGTTAAATGTTCACGGTGTTAATTATCATGAAACGCCCGTCAGATATAATGATTGGGGCCATAGCCTCAGAGACTTGGGCCTTAGGATGGCGAAAGGGGAGTACATAATGTTCCTAAACTGCGATAATCTCTTGAGAGAAGACGCTTTAGACAAGCTGAATACATTATCAGAAGAGCCTCTTGAGTTTAGTTTTACTTATGGAAATCATGCGTTTGATAGTAGAGACATTATGATTTACCCTATAGTATTACACGGACAGACAACTGATGGGTTCCATCTTTTCCGAGACACAGACTCGAAAAAGAAAATGATTTTGACTGGTTACCCGCCACAAACTAATTATATTGATTGTATGCAGTTAGTAATGAAGCGTTCTAAGTGGATTCATTACGGAGGATGGTACGATAAGAGTTTTGCTTCAGACGGCAATATGTACTCAAGGTTTGTTCAAGAAAACTTAGGAGCACTATACGAGTCAGAAATTTTAGGAGAGCATAGATGAAAATAGCCTGTTACGCTTTAGCTTATAATGAGGAGATTTTGATGCCTCAATTCATTGACCACTATAAAAAGTTTTGCGACAAGATTGTAATTTACGATAATATGTCCACAGACAATACCAAGCAAATTGCTTTAGATAGCGGATGCGAGGTCATTTCTTGGGAAGCCGTTGGAGGAGGACTTAATGATAAGGCTTATTTAGACATAAAGCAGAACTGCTACAAGGAAGATAGAGAAGATTTTGACTGGGTTATGGTCTTAGACTCAGATGAGCTATACTCACATAAAGATGGTCTAGACGGGTTAGTCTCTTGTCTAGAGAAATATAAACGTCAGGGGGTAACAGTGCCAAAAGTTCGCGGGTTTAACATGGTAGGCGAGGATGACAATAATACAGATTTAAGCAAAATAAAAAAAGGAGTGCCTGATATATCTTACAGTAAACGCTGCTTGTTTAATCCAAAACTGGACATGGCATGGACATACGGGTGTCACCCTCAGTTCGGAGCAGATGTTCTTTCTAAAGTGCCTGGATTGGTAGAATCCGAGGAGGCTGAGGTTATTTTGTATCATTACAAGTTTATTAACCTTCCTTGGGTACTTAACAGGCATAAAGCATACGCAGAAAGGTTGAGTGAATTTAACAAATCCCATGATTTAGCGGTTCATTACAATTACGGAAGAAATAAGATAAAAGAGGAATACAATTCCATATTAGAAAGATCCGAGGATGTAAAATGAAAAAAATTTCTTTAGTCATGGGCTATTACAATAGAAGGTCTTTGCTTATAAAAACCTTAGAGTCTATTCAAAAGCAATGTGATTACTTAAACTTTGAGGTAGTTATCGTTGATGATGCTAGTAAGGAGGAAGAGCGGCTGGAGGACATCCCCTCTATGTTTGATTATGATATAGTTTTACATAGGATAAGCCCAGAAGAAAAAACACACATTAATCCTTGTGTTGCCTACAACAAAGCATTTAGTTTAGCATCAGGGGATGTAATCATAATTCAGAACCCTGAATGTTTTCACGTTGGGGATGTAATTAGCAGAGCTTCCTCTATTAATGAAGGAGAGTATTTATCTTATCATTGTTACTCCCTAAATAAGGAAGAAACAACTAAAATTACAGAGTGGAACCCTAAAGAAGAGCTACCTCATATTAATTTACAGGAAAAGTCTATATCTAGCGATGGGGATTCCGGGTTTTATGTTCACAAGGTTCACCGCCCAGACGCTATGCACTTCTGCACAGCCATAACTAAAACGGATCTTGATAAGCTGGGTGGCTTTGATAACCGTTTTGCTAATGGTTATGCCTTTGATGATCGTGAGTTTTTTGATAGAATTTTGAGACTTGGATTGTCCATCATCCATATCGACAACCCAATGGTATTTCATCTAAATCACTATAATGAGTCTTCAAAAAACCACACCAGCACCCCAAGTAATAGCTATTTGTACTTCAATACTACAGCAAGAGAGTCTATAATATATCATGATACTACGGAGAAAAAGTAATGAAGACAGACCCTAACGTCTATAGTCCTTTTAAAGCCGCACACCATACTGACAGAATAGAAGAGCTTAAAGGGGGAGATCAGCCTGTGCCTCTTCAGGTTCAGCTAATCATAGCTGATTTGTGTAATCACAACTGCTCTTTCTGTGCCTATCGTATGGAAGGGTATACTTCTAATAAGAATTTTGGTGAGTGGGATGCTGTAAAGCAAATGATTAATAATAATCCCAACCGAATGATACCCTACGAAAAAGCCGTTGAGATCCTTGATGATTGCGCTGACATGGGAGTAAAGGCCATGCAGTTCACAGGAGGCGGTGAGCCTACGGTTCATCCTAGGCATAAGGAACTATTTCAGCGTGCGATAGATAAAGGCATGGACCTTGCCCTGGTAACAAACGGAACTGTAATGCGTGACGGAGTACCTGAAATTTTGTCTCAAGGCAAATGGGTCAGGTTCTCTGTAGATGCAGGAAACGCTGAAAGCTACTCCAAAATTAGAGAGGTTCCTATTTCTTATTTTGACAAGACGCTCAACAACATTAAAAAGGTCGTCGCAGCGAGAGACAAAAACCCTGACTCTGACTTAGTTATTGGAGTTGGCTTTGTTGTTGTCGAGGAGAACTGGCGTGAGATTTATGAGGCTGTCGAGAAGTACAGCAAGCTTGGCGTAGACAATGTTCGCATTAGTGCGGTATTCACCCCGGAAGACTTCGAATACTTCTCTGAGTTTTACGAGGAGGCAAAGGCTCTGGCCCAGAAGGCTAAGGACGATTTTGAAACCGAAGAATTTAAGGTATTCAACCTATTCGGTGATCGTATTGGAGACCTGATGCTACAGCGCCCCGATTATGATTTCTGCTCCTACATGCATCTAAACACTTATATCGGAGGAGATCTAAACGTATATACCTGTTGCAACAATGCTTACAACGATCATGGCGAAATGGGGTCTATTAAAGACCAAACTTTCAAGGAATACTGGGATTCTGAATCCAAGAAAAAGAAGTATGATAAGTTCCGGGCCTCCTCTTGCGCCAGATGCATGTTCAATAACAAAAACCGATTCATAAACTACTTAATTGAGGATGATCCGATCCACGTTAATTACATCTGATATGAAGAATGTTATCATAGGAGAGACCTGTTTACTGCGCTACCAACTAGAGAGAGTGGGAATAAAAAATGATTCTACAAATATCTTTGATGATATGAAGGTCAATCTAGCTGGGGTTACTAAAATAGTAAAGAATAACTTTTCGGATTTACTAAGTTCTGAACTTATTGAGAGGGTAAACTACCTTTATTATCCAGAGCATGGAATAAGACACAACAAGCCGATCAACAGAAAGTATACTTTAAATGATGATAGCCTTTATTCCTGGGATGTATGCTGTTTCTTTCATTTCGATGTAGAGACCCCAGAAGCGTATGCAAGTTTGGCTAGAAAAGCAGAAAGAACTAAAGCTATTTTCGAGTCAGATGATGAGGTAACCCTATTTTATTACTACAGACCCCACTCTAAGTATAATGTCCCTAAACTAAAACAAAAGCTAGATGAGTTTTTGCTGTTCTTAGAGGATAAGTATAACAAATGTTTTAAAGCTGTGTTAATTACGCAGGAACAGTGCGATGACAATGCTGTCGAGATTAACGGAGAAGGCAGTAAACTTATTCATGGGCACTTTAAGACTAGAGACTCTTGGGTAGGCATTGACGACAATTGGGATGGACACAGCAACAATGATTTGTTCGACTTGTTATTTACAAGGATAAAGGATTATGCTTGAAGAAGTAACATTAGTTTTGACTAGCTGTAACAGGCTTGATCTTTTAGATAGAACCCTGGCTTCTATCGGTGATGAAGTTCTCGACTTGATAAAACACAAAATTATCATTGATGATTCTGGTGATCCTTCGGTCAGGGACTACTTTACAAAATATAAGACTCAGGATGGGTGGAGAATATTGTTAAACAAAGATAACCTAGGCCAACCAAAAAGTGTAGATAAGGCTTATTCTCTAGTGGACACCCCTTACATCTTTCATTGTGAAGATGACTGGCATTTTGCTTCTGTTCCCTTAGAAGAGTGCTTGGACGTTCTTAACACTCGTAAAGATATTCTACAGGTTACTTTTAGGCAGGGATGCCCTCACTTAGAAGGAGTTCTAGAGACAACGCCCAAAGGAACCAATTATCGAGTGAAGGTTCCTGGGTGGCGGGGTCAGTGGTATGGATTTACATACAATCCTAGTATTTTTAGGAAAGAAGCTTACGAGAAAGTAAAACCCTATTCTGGTAAATTAGAGGAAGACATAAGCAAGCTTTACTATGATAAAGGGTACTTATCAGCGTCTCTACAGAATAAAACGTATCACCACATTGGAGACGGTAGAGGTACAGAGTCATACAAAATATTATGAGTTCAGACATTTGTAGAGAGACAGGAGCCTATTTAAGAAATAATCTTCAGGGGCATTTTTTTGATATTCAATTAGCTAATGCTATGTCTAAAATATTAAAGGAGTATGAAATTACTTCTGTTTACGATTTTGGATGTGGGCATGGAGAGTATACTCGCCATCTTAGACAAGATGGGTTTGATTGCTCTGGGTTTGATGCAAACCCTTACACGGAAGAAATTACTAAAGAAGGTTGTACAGTCCTAAACTTATCAGAGTCTATAGATTTAGATCCTGTAGATTGTGTTTTATGTTTAGAGATGGGAGAGCACATCCCAAGAAAGTTTGAAGAAATTGTTATTGAAAATATTCATAAGTCCTCGTCTAATCTAATAGTTCTTTCTTGGGCGATTGAAGGGCAAGATGGAGAAGGCCATGTAAATTGTAGAAACAATGACTATATAAAGAAAATATTCCAAGACCTAGGGTATGATAATTTAGTCGGAGAAGAAGCTATTTTAAGAAATAGTAGCTCGCTGCCCTGGTTCAGGAACACTATCATGGTATTTAAAAAATGAGATTAAACGATTATCAAATTCAAGCAAACGAAACCGCAATCTACCCCGAAGGACTCAACTATCCCATCCTCGGCCTAGCAGGTGAGGCGGGAGAGATTTGTAACAAGTACAAGAAGATTCTTCGAGACAAAGAAGGCGAAGCTGATGTAAATGATATTGATCAGCTTGCAAAGGAGCTAGGTGATGTGTTATGGTATGTGGCACAGATTGCAACGGAGCTAGGCACGGATCTAGAGACCGTAGCCAGAGTAAACATCATGAAGCTTGAAGACAGGAAAGAAAGAGGAGTCCTTGGTGGTTCAGGAGATGATCGCTGATGCCTGATTACGAATTTTACTGCACAGAGTGTGATGAGATGTGGTCTGTATTCATGAAGATGGAAGACTATGAGGAAGACAAAAAGAAAGCTAGATGCTTGGACTGCGACCCTAACAAGGAGAAGCCAAGCACGCTAGAGCGTTATATGGGCAACGTCAAACCCAGAGTCAAGATCTCTGGTGTTGGCGTCTACCGACCTGGAAGCTTCTAATGAAGTATCGACTGTCCGTGCCGCCGATGAGGGCGGCAATCAGGCAATCTGAGAAATCAGAGCACCGTTTCAGGGTGGGAGCCGCT